ATAACCGTAGATAATGCAACAGGTTTAGGAACAGCTGTATTTAGGACAAGATTTGTCCATTGGTTTACAACTCAAGATACTTTTATTTTAAGAATTAGATCGGGAAGCACAAGTGGACCAATAATGGCTTCTTTTACACTTAAAGTAATGTTACCAACTGTTGCTATTCAATATTTTGACGAATTTGGAACACTAGATACTTCACAAGCAGCTTTAATAGAAAACCAAAGAGATGAAAAATTTACTGATTTTCGTTTAAATATTGTAAACATCGGTGAAAATCCGAGTGCAGGGTTTAGCGGAAAAGTTAAATTGCAAGTGGCTTCTGTTACATTTGGTACAGCAAGTGCTGATGATGTTGTTTTTCCTGATATGCCTTACGATAAGGAAAACGCAGTTGTAAGTTCAGAACCGCAAGCCCCTCCTGGTTATACAGAAAAAACTTCTTTTGATTTTGCAGGGTTCAATATCAACACAGATACGGTTGTTGAAGGAACAGAAACCTTTTCAGTTGCTATAAATGTTTACAAAGACCCAATAGTTGGCGGTCTAGTAGCAATGCCTGTTATCCAAATGGAAATATTAGATACAAGCACAGTTGCCCCTAGTTTTACACTTACCTTGCGCACTTTTAGTTCTACAAATCCGCTTAACAGATACCAAGCTACTGAATTGCAATACTCTTATTACGATAATCAAATTACAAATTTTATGTCAGGTTATTCAAGTCAATTACCAAATGTATATGATGGGTACGTGGCCGAAGGCACAACCATCGGTTTTTCTGTTGACTCAACAACGCAAAATGCAGGAGGCCGTTATTATTTTGAGGTAGAGCCAGTAACAACAAGCACACAAGGACTGGCAGACGCGCCTTATAATAGTCAGCAAAATTTAGCAGGATATACCGGTAACGTTGCACCATATCTTACACCTGGGCAAGATATTATTCCTGCTAAAGGTCATTTTACAATCGATGATACTGGTGCTTACACAGGCAACCCAGACATTGATAATACTGCTCCGATGCCTGCAGCTTACAGAAACAAAGAGCGATTAAACTTTGCTATAAGTGCAGACACCTTTCCGCAATTTCCGTCATCAACAACTCCAGGCGAATTGCATGAAGGTTTTAGAATAAAAATATATCCAGAAAACAAAACACCGCCTACACTGCTAGGCGCAAGTGGGCCGTATATGGTGCATAGTGGAAACAACGACACCGGTAACGATCTCACAGACCAAATGACAGAAATAACAGGCAATCCAGCAAATATAGACGAAGACATTACAGTGCCGTCAGGCGTTACAAGTAGCGGAGAACCTTTTGCCGTTAGAGATTTTTATGTTGGACCTGCAGTAAATGGTCAAACAAAAAGAATTTATATTTCTACAAAAGTTGATGTATCTAGCGTGCAAGGTACACATATTGATATAGCTATTGGTGGTTTGCAAATATTAGATTTAACACAAACTAATCCAGTAATAAAAGCGATGCCTATTTCGCCAACTCATGCAAATAGACGTTGGGTAATATCAGGAACCGATCCACTTACTTATTCACCAACCTCAGATGGCTATTTCGAAACATCTCAATACGGTTTTGCAACTTCTAATACAAATTTTGAATTATTAGCTTCTAACTCATTGTCTACGGTGGCAAATCTACCGTATGTAGCAATGAATGATTTTACACTGCCTTCAACACCTAATTTCGTAGCAGGCAGATGGAACGTAACAGGTTTTAATAATTATGGCACACCAACTTCAGGGCAAGGAATGGCAGGGGGTATTGACACTGCTACATGGAACCAAGCACCGCATATAAGACCATTAAATCCTCAAACAGAGATGATGAATCACTCAGAACCCCAAGTTGCTGCAAGTTCAACAGTTGGTCATTATTATGCAGAAGGCGATGGAATAGTTGACAGTAATGGTAACGGTTTAGGAAGTAACCCTCATGCAGGAATTGTATTTAGAACACCGCAACATACTTTTTCGCAAGGGCAAGTTATTAGGTTATGTTATGCAATGACACGTGATTTATCGGCTTATGAAAACGATCAACTTTATATAGGAATAGCGTAAATGACTTTGTATTCTCACAAACTAAACACTCCTGATACGTTGCCCGATAAAATTGTTCTTAGCAACGGTTTTACTAGAACCGATAGTTCATCATTTACAGCAGAAGAAATAGCTGATGCAGGGTATGTAGCCGCACCAGAAAAACCTGCATACAATGTTAAAACACATAGATGTTTATGGGTAAATACTGAATGGGTGGTAAGTGATTTACCTGATGCTGAAAAAGCATATATAAAAGATGAACAGTGGAAAATAACGAACAAGAAAATAGCTAACAGTTATTTTTCGATATTACAATGCTATAGACAGACAAGACAAGATATGGATGCAGGCAAAGAGCCGCTATATTTATTAACAGATATTGATGCATATATTGACAAATTAGACCATCAAACAATTTATGATGCGTACGATGAAACACTAGCACAATTCACAGTACCTGATTTTAATTTTGAAAATACAAACCCGAAGTGGACTAAATAATGCTAGGCTCTCACTCAGTAGCATCACAACCATTAGGTTTTATAGGATTACATAATAGAGAATTAACAGCTAATGCTGTAACTTCCCAGGCTCCAGTTATTGATAGCACAGAATTGTCGCTGCAAATTAATTTTACTGGCAACAATATAGAAACTCAAAATCCAACAGTAGACACATCGGTTCTTGTGCCAAGCATACCGCTATTTGTGTCTGAACTAAAAACGCAAAATCCTGTTTTAGATACAACTGCAATAACCCAAGTGCATAATTTGCTGTCAAATGGTGTTACAAGCGGCAATGTTTCTGTTGCACAAGCGGTATTCACTGAGGGTGAAAATTTTGCAGGAAATAGTATAATTGCTCAAAATCCTGTTGTTGATCAAGGTGTATTGACTGAGGCAGAAAACTTTATTGGTGACAACATTACAATGGGTGCCGTTGATGTTGGGCAGAGCCAAGTTTTTACCAATTATCCGTTAACAGCAAATGGCATAACTGCAGGTGCTCCGACTGATCTTTCTGCGACTATGTTTGAAAATGAAAACTTTACTGCGCCAAATATACTTACTGGCACAGTGCAAGTTGAAAGCACAATATTGTCACATGATTATGTGTTTACCGGTGAAATTAATTTCCCTGCACCAGACATAGGCACAACAAGCATATCGCAAATATATAGTTTTGGAACGAGTGATATATTAGCAGGAACTCCTGATATTGGCATTGGGTTTTTCTTATTTTCAGAATTAGCCCCAAAAGTGCAAGTTTTTTCCGAAATAGTTACGCCACCAGAAGTTTACTCAGAAATAACTACACCAGCAGCATCATGGACTGATGCAGCATAACATGCTAATGTTTAGAAATAGGAGATAGAGCCATGACCGTAACAATTACTAAACCGACAATCGGCGGCAGCGAGAATACTTGGGGCTTAACAATAAACAACGCCTTGGATACCGTTGTTAATCATTTGAACTCAGCGAGCTTTACAGCGTTAGATGGGGCTACATCAAACACAGTCGTTAATAATAAGGCTGTTATTTATGGAAGTGCAGGCGAAGTACAAGCTACAACTGTTGATTTAGGTGACTGGACAATAACGCAATCGGGTAGCGATCTTAAATTTTCATACCAAGGATCGGTAAAATTTAAACTTACTTCAAGTGGAGCCTTAACAGTATCAAATAACGTGACAGCATATGGAACCCCATAAATGGCTTTACAAACTTCTGGCGCAATTTCTCTAAACGATATGCACCTGGAAGTGGGCGGCACTTCCGGAACTCAAGTATCAATAAACGACCAAGATGTAAGAGATTTGCTAGGAAGGACTTCAGGAGCGCAAAGCTCGTTCTTAGACTTTTATGGAGCCAGTGCAAAAGATTTTGCTTACAAAGAATATGTTTGGTCGGCTAGATTACACGAAAGCAATGGAACACAACAAACTGTCACGTTACCAAGCAATAATATTAGCCAAGGCGATGTATTAGTAGCAATTATTTATGATAACAGTGGCGTAACTGCTAATGGGTCAGATATGGCCACGTTAAGCAATCCGACAGGCACAGGTGCAAAAAATTGGACAACAGCAGGAACTTATGTTGATCCCTGGAGTTCAAATCCAGTTGTTTTTACTTACCATAATCAATGCCGAATACAGTACGCTATAGCGGGGTCAACAACTGGTAACTCATTTACCATGTATGCAAACTGGCAGACACCTTATTCTGGCAGTGGAGGCTATGACGAGGGGGTCAAGTACTGTTGCCTTATGCGGTTTGAAGCGTCTGCAAGTGATGTTTCGCACTATGATTATGAGAGCGAAGGTCGGAGCGTTCAGGACAGTGATATGTATACTTATTCAGGTTCTACGAGGACAATTAACGGTTCAGCAACGCCAACAACAAATACATACCAAGGAATTATAAATATTGCTGCAAAAGGTGGGCAAGGAAATTCGTATTATGATGGGTCTTTGCCTAGTGGAGATTTGTTAAATTACGAAGTGTATGTCAGAAACTATGCAAGTGACGAGCGATATATGATGTATGCTAAATTGCAAGAACGACCATCGAGCGGAAATTATTCAAATTTATCTATTACAACTGGTCACGGTGCTAGCGTGGCGTGGAATTATTCGCATTGTTATTTGAGGGTACATAGGTAGTGGCTTTACAGTCAACAGGTGCAATTTCTTTAGACGACGCTCATGTTGAGGCAGGCGGCACCTCTGGTACGCTTGTTTCACTTAATGATAGTGATTTACGAACATTAGCAGGAATTAGCTCAGGGGCTATTTCTCTGCAAAACTTTTACGGTACAAGTTCGATACCTCCTTTTGACTATACAGCCGCCAATGGTGCTGTTGAAACAAGTGGACCATATTATACCTTAGTTTCTTTAGCTTCAACAGGAACAGTTTTAGCTTCAGGAACTTACAATTTTGTGATGGTTGGTCGCGGGGGAAGTGGTGCAGGAAGTGCAGCAAGCATAGCATTTTGGACTATTCAGTTAAACGGAAGCGAAAGTTGGTCTTTTACAACTCCAACACAAACAGGGAGCAGTTATTTTACTGAATGGCAAATAGTAGGCGACAATAACACTTTAGTAAAAGCAAGGCATGGGACAGATCGCAGTTCAAATACTACGGCTATAGGCACAATCGGCAGCAGTTCTAGATTAACAAATAAAGCTCAAAGAATTGGCGGTGCAGGGGTAGATATTGGCTTTGGATTAACGGCTGATAATAATGGCAGATCGGGCGGTGGCGGCTCAGTTGATTTTTTTAATCTTTCTGACAAATCCCGACTTAATGGCATTCAAGGCGATATAAATGGTAGCACAACTGTTCCTAGCGGGGGTCATATTAAAGAAAGTGGAAATCCTGCATCTGGCACTAAATGGTTAACTGGCTTTTCAGATACTGATTTTGAACAAGCAGTTGGCTCATATACACACATTTCCAGTCCAGGCCATTATAATGTAAGCGGTTCTAACGGCCATAGCCCATTTGGGGGCGGCGGAGCGGCTTCAGCAACGTCTAGCGGGGGCTCAGTATATATTAATATACTACCTATAGGCGTTGGGGGTTATGGCGCAGGAGGCGCATTTGGAAGGCGGCAATCTCAAGGCTCAGGACCAACAGAAGACTCAATCGGTGGACCGCCTGCACTTTGGTATTTAAGAACGGGGAATTAAAAATGGCGTTAGTACCTTTAGACCTAAAAGCCGGATTTTATAGAAACGGCACTGAATTAGAAGCATCTAACAGGTGGCGAGATGGCTCCCTGGTTAGATGGATTGATGGAAGTTTAAAGCCAGTTAGCGGTTGGGCTGTAAGAAAATCTGATTTTTGCAACAATGTCGTTAGAGGAATGCACGCTTGGCAAAGTAATAATGGCACCGCATGGATGGCGGGGGGCAGTGCAGACCAATTAGTAGCTATGACTGGTGCGGGAACTGCATATGATTTAACACCGGATGACTTAACTGCAGGCAGAGAGGATGCGTCGGTAAATACTGGTTACGGTTTTGGGTTTTATGGAACAGGCTTTTATGGACAACCGAGAGAGGTTTCTAGCAGTAGCATACCGCAAGAAGCTACAACATGGCAGTTAGATAATTTCGGAGAAAATTTAATTGGTTTGCATCAGGACGATGGCCGGATTTTTGAATGGGATTTAACAACAACTATTGGATCAGAACTCGTAACAAATGGCAATTTTGCTACTGATACAAATTGGAATAAAGGGGCTAATTGGTCGATAGGAACCGCTGCAGCCGAATATGCACAATATCAGCCTACATTTGACGGCAATTCTATGACTATTGTCAGTCCTGGACAAGATACAATAAAAATACCTGGTCATAAGTTCTCTAACAATGATGAAGTAACATATTCTAACGGAGGGGGAGTAAATTTAACTAATCTCACGAGTGGAACAAATTATTTTATTACTGATGTTGATAGAATTACTGTTGATGGTTCAGATGCTGGAACAATTGTTTCAGGTGTTAACAGAATTATAGGAGTAAGTGGTTTTTCTAATAATGATGAAATACACTACGATAATGGCGGCGGCACAAGTATTTCTGGATTAACCAACAATACAACTTATTTTGCAGTAAACGTAACAGGGGCTTATTTTTCTGTTGCAGCAACTTCCGGTGGCGCAGCAATTGCAATAGATGTTGGCACAGGAACGTCACATACTTTTACAAAAAATACATTTAAACTGGCGGCAACTTCAGGCGGTTCTGCACTTAATATCGACCCAAATAAAAATGTTTTTATTAATGCAGAAACACAGAAAGACACAACGACAGATAAAATTATTATACCCAATACCTTTTCAGATGGTGATTTGGTAACCTATGATGCAAATGCTATTATGGTGTCAGGCAATTTCGATATTAATGGCTTGGTTACTGGGCAAGATTATTTTGTTGTAAATGCGACAACCTCTGAATTTCAGTTATCAGCAACGTCGGGCGGCACTCCAATAGATTTACTACCGGATAAAAATGCAACATTTAATCCAGACCCTCCGACCACTAGCGCAACCTCTATAACTGTTACTGTTGCTAATGTTGGCGGTGTTAATAAATATCACTTTGGCGGGGTTACTGCACCAACTTTAAATTTGATAAGAGGCACGACTTATACTTTTGATATGAGCGATGCGTCTAATGCTAACCATCCTTTAATTTTTACTAATGGTGGCGCAGCCTATTTGACAGGAATAACAACGACAGGAACGGCAGGAACGGCAGGGGCTAGTGTTACCTTTGCTGTAGATGCAAATGCTCCTGCAACAGGTTTAGCATATGCGTGTAGCGTCCACGGCGGGGGAATGGGCAATACAATA